GGAACTCTTTCAGAGAATGATCTCTTTGAAACAATAACATTAATATTGTTTTTAATTTCAAGACCAAATTTAGAAAAGAATTCACGTTCACCACCATACTCTGTTGAGTTCTGTAAGAACATCTCAACGGTAAAAGCAGAAGTAAATTGTTTTACTGGATCTTCACCGTACAGTAAATCTCTTGCTTGGTCATTATTGTTAGGTAAATATTGAGCATCAAAGCCCATCACTTTAACTGATTCAACAATTAAATCTTCAATGACTCTTTGCTCAGAAAGAGAACCATAATTGTTAAAGTAATGGTTCGTTGCCATATTAAATTTTTACCCCCTTTCTCGACAAAGCCGCTTGCCTAATTTTTTCTCGTGTTTCTGGTGACTGTGTTTTTCCAAACATTGGATTACCAGAACCTTTTCTAGCTTCACTTTGTCTCTTTTTCACTTCATCAGTTTTTTTCACACCGGTTTTTGCAAAACTAACTTTCTTTTTTGTTTCTTCCGAAAGTTTCCAAGTTTTACCCAAAGCATTTTTATTACCAATTTTTGAAAAATTAAATGACTCTAATCTTTTTTCTCTATCATTTTCCGATAAATTTTTCCACCACGCTTTTGCGGCCTCTGAAGAAACTTTTTTGTGCAATTCTTTATTTGGTATCATACCAGAAAGCCCAAGCCATGCATACTTATCTTGCCAACGACCATGTTCTTCATACAATTTACGGTGAGCTTCAGCGTGTTCTTCCAATGTCAATTCAATTAAATTAGAAGGATCATCCGTACCGCCCATATGTTTTGGTATAATATGATGTAAATGTTTCATAATTAATTTAGGAACCATTCTAACGGTGCACCGTATTCAGTTTGCATTTGTTCTTGTAGATATTTAATTTCTCTATCAGCATCTTCATCAATCTTTTGACCATCTAGTTTTACACCACCTGGTAATTGAAGACCTGAAAACTTGGAAAGATTTCTGCCCCATTGCTGTTTAATTAATGCCGTTGCATAAAGTTTTAACCAACGGTCATTCCAAACTTTATTATATTGGTCTGGATCAATAATAGCATAACATTCTGCAATAACAACTGAACCTGCAGGACATTCATCTTGACCCCATGCTTGGTCAATATAAAGTCTTTGCATATGTCTGTTGTATCGTATTGGTACTTCACCTGTAAACATCAATTCTAATGAACGCAAATGTTGTTGTGTCAATGTAAAATTAACATATGAAGCAGATGTGAAATCATACAATTCATTTAAACGTAATTGATATCTCAAATCAAACATATTGACGTTTGCTTGTGAATCGTCATACGGAAAGATTCTTGAGATACCAATAATTTCAATTGAATTGTTATTGGAATCTACCGCATTTGATGCATCCAAATATTGATTTGAAACATCGGTATCAGTAATAGTTTTAACCCAATAACATTTTTGTATACCATCATAATGATAATCTTGCCAATATTGCAGAGCATCGTCAATGCGGTCTTGTACTTGGTCTGGATCAACGTTAATTTCAATAACAGGTGCACCAAGCCTACGTAAGCAATAGTTAGTAAAATCGGTTCTGTTTTGTACTTGCATTGTTTTCCTTTATGCTTGTGCTTCAGTCCATGAATAACGAGCTAAGATACTTGCAAGGTTCGTTGATGATACGTTCGTAGCAACAAGTGTTAATACGTCAGGACCGTCAGGATAGATACCGACACCAGTATTTGAAACACCACCAGATTGAATACTTGTACCAAGTGAAAGCAATTGTGTCAAATCGTTTTGAGTTGAACCGAATGTTCCTAAGTTGTTATTCAAGAAGAATCCGAAAACTGTTTCACCACCAGATACTGTTGTATTCTGTGCATGGAAAACATATTGAGACAAACTAGAACCACCAACGTTTTGCCATTGTGCTGTTGTATTCGAAACGCTACCGTTCAATACAAGAGTCATCAAACAAGCACCGTTAGAATAGGCATCAAGTTCAAATGGTAATTGTTGCATACGATTAACAATCTCACGAACACCAAGAGCAGAAGCTGGTATACCGTTTGATGCAGAAGGTGCAACACGGAAACTCCAGAGAGCCATTGTGTTAGCGGCACCACCAGCTGGATAAATTGTCAGAGGTGTTTGCATACCCTTTGAGAAAATGAACGATTTATCTGGTGTGAAACCACCATCCATAATCGCTGAAGTACCCCAATGGTTAATCTCAGGTCCGTATAATGGTGCATGTAATTCAACGGCAGTTGGAACTACAGCACCTTGATTGTTACCAGTGTATGTTAATGAGTTAGCACCAGTTGCAGACAACACAACAATTGTTTGTGCAATGTTTGCTAATGGTGGAATAATAACTGCCGAGTTACCAGAAGCAGTTGGTGCTTGATTCAACACAATATATGTGTTTGCAACAATGTTCTGAATAAACGTTTGTGGTGCAATGTTAGGACCAAACACGTACATACCGTTTGACAAACCATATGTTGTGTTACTTGCAGGTATAGTTACAATATTATTACCAGCAACTGTTGTTACATACAATGTATTACCAGTGTTACCCGTTTGATAAGCGGCACCACGTTGAGCACCTGTTAACTGTGCGGCACCGTTTGAAAGTGCTGTGATGCCTGTATATGCAAAGTATTCAGTATTAGAGGTATTTCTAATTACTGCTACTCCGGTATTTGGCCATCCAGTTGCATTAGATATCGTAATTGTTGTATCTGTCGGTGCAACGTTTGCTGTTAGAACAGAAGTCTTAGAGAATGAATTAGTCTCATAACGACCAGGCAAGTTACCTGAACGCATGTAAGCAAGATAGTTAACGTTATTGTTAATCACTTTATGTGCATAAACTACGTTACCATCAGGTCCACGAACACCCCAACGTTGGAAACCAGCACCGTACCATGAATAGTCGATGTAGAACATTTGGTCTTTTGTCAAGTCAATCTTATAACCTGAAGGACCTGTTCCATCTAATCTATCAATGTTAAACTGTGAAACTGGTGTTTTAATGTCTTGAATTTTACTAATAACAGCAGAGTTAACGTTCTGAGTACCACGTAGTGTTGGTACAACTGTCAATACAGAGTCTGTAAGAATGTTATGTACACGGTGTGGCATACCTTTGATTACAATAAAATCATTAGGTTGTAACTGCTTAGTAAAAATTGTATTGTTACCGTTTAATGTATTTGAACCAGCATTAATCCAAGTGTTACCTGAAATCTGATAAACCGCATTTCGTCTTACTGCATACAATTGAGAACCATCATACTCAAAGAACATGCCGTTTTGGTCATCGAAGATACCGATACGATTTGAAGAACCATACCATGTTGTTGCAGAAGCAACATAGTTACCGGATGCTGGTGAGTTTGTTGGTACAGAGTTTGCTGTATATGTGAACTGATATGGGTTCAATACGTTTGTGATTGCAAAGTTACCGTTATATGCCGCTTCATTACAACCAGCAATTTGAATACCGATTGAAGCAGAAATATTGTGTGGGTCTTTTGTTGTAACTGTAACTGTTGTACCGCTTGATGTGATACCGTCTAAGTTAAACTGTGGTTGCAATGTTGTACCAGTTGACAACTGAATACCCTTACCAGATTGATAACGGAAATACTTACGTGTCTGACGAATGAACTGCTGATTGTGTGAACCAGAGTTTGTAGAGAAACGAATACCACCGTCAAATGAACGATGTACTAGAGTACCGACTGGTCTTGCATATAAAGATGCACCTGATACTGTCATTGTACCAGAAGGTATTGATTGTGCATTACATGTGTATACGAAGTTATATGGGTTAATAATTGTAGAAACTTGCCATGATCCGTTTGGTGGGTTTGTTCCTGTCACACCAGTAACTGCAATCTCATTACCCACCATGAAGCCATGAACGTTTGCTGTTGTGACAAATACGTTTTGACCTGCTGTAGTCATACTAGCAATTGTAATTGCAGAGTTTGTAAATGAATAACCTTGATAACCAATCGTTACGTTTTGATTATAGATTGTACCAGTTGTACCAGTATAATAGAATTTACCAGTATATGAGAATGTGTTAGCGGCACCTGAAGCATTAGTATTTGTCAAGTTGTTGTTTGAATCAACAACATAGTTACCGTCAGCACCAGCATACAAAGAGTCTAGAATCGTAATTGGTGTTCCGACTGCTGGTGGTGTTGTACCTGTTGTGTTTGCTGTGAAACTTCTTGAACCGTTAACTGCTTGTAAGTCAATTAAGTTTAGGTTACCAGTTGAAGTTGTATAATATGAGTACGGTCTCATATTGATACGAGCAAGAGATTCCCACTTAGTAGACTGTGTTGAATACTCAAAGTCGGTATCAATTAATGATTGTGGTTGAGAAGTTCTTAACTTGTTAACTGGATCTAATAGAGTCTCGGAAGGCTGGAATGACTCATTATATTCGTCAACAACAATACTTAACTTATCAGTAGCAGATAAACCAGTTGTGTTATATGCTAAAGAAATTGTTGTAACAGTTGCATTAGGATAATTGCCGGTTGTATCAAGACCAACGGTATATGCAGTTGTTGTTAAATTGGGGTCTGAGAAGTTAAAAATAACTTGATTTGTTGTCAAGTCAGTAATTAAAACTAGACGTTCTTTAGGTACAACGTGCGGTATAATAACCGTTCTAGATGACGGTATGAATGTATAGTACGTATCAAGGATGACTTTTCTTGCCATTATTATTTTCTCCAGTTATTCGGATGTTTGGTAACAATCATATATTTATCTATCTTAAAAACCCATTACTACGTCAAGCGGCTTGAATGGGTACGTCTTAATTGAGGTTTGAGGTGAACCTAGAACCGTTCTCACTAAAATCTGCGAATTTATTGGTACAGAATTTGAAAATTTAATATATCCGTTGGTTGTTGGGTTACCTGAGAGGTCAATTGTATAACCTTTTGAACCTGTGAGTATATTTGCTAACCATACTGTGTCATATTTGTAGTCAAAAGCAGGTTGTAATAACCCATTAACAGTTACTGAAATCGTAAATGGTGAGTTGCAAGTTACCGCAGAACCGTTCCATCTTAATGGAAATGTATTAGTAATACCATCAGTTAAGTATGAAACATCATCAAAATCGAATATGTTTTGAAAGTTTGTTAGTTGCGTTGCGGTATAGATATTCGCAACGTTCTGAGTCTTCTTCCAAGCATTAAAAGACGAGTTGTAGGTAAACAAAACACCATTGACTGATGCTTGTTGACCGTTGGTTGGATTTGATGGAAATGACATGGTCTTCTATTTATTGTAGTAAATCTGGTGAACTTGATGGTGTAAAGTTGCTAGTGTATCTAGCAACACCATTGGTAACTCTGAGGTCATCTATATAACCTGGGAAATAATATGATATTGAAGAACCGTTTCCTGCACCTATATACATTGAATCTGTAGCTGTATACGTTGTAACTGATGTGGATGCGGCAATCGTGTTCATTGTACCATTAACAAACACTAACCAAGCATTTCCATTTCTTACCCATGCTATGTGTGTCCATGTATTAGCACTTATTGCCGAACTTATTGATGCATTTACTGTCCAACTACCGCTTGCAGAAGTAGCGGCTATCCCCGGTTTACCAGAACTAATAAAGGCTAAAACTGGTGCATAACTAGAAGAATTAGTCTGTCCTAAAAAGTAAACTGTTGTGGGCAAAGATGTCATATATACCCATGCTTCAATTGTAAAGTTGCTTGTACCAAAATTAAAAACAGGGCTTGCAGGAGCTTTTAAATATCCCGAAGTACCATCAAAATACATTGCACCAGTACCAAATTTTACTGTGTTTGCTTGTGTCATTGAAGAACCGACGGTAATCAAATTATTTTTACCGGTAGCATCTTGGATACCTGTGTTAGTTGCAGAAAGCAGTAGCGCAGTATTTGTTGATGGTATAAATGGTCCTGATGGCGGTGTAAAGTTTGCAGAATATACAGCTTGATTATTAGAAATTCTTAAATTTGAAATATATCCTGTTGCTGTACTAAATGCACTTGTACTATACCAACAACCAATATTTTTACCGTAACTAGCTCTATTTGTAATACTACCAGATACAGTTAAATTGATATCTAGTACACCATTGATATATGTTTGAAGTTGATTATTATTTCTAGTATATACAATATGAGTCCATGAATTTTGTTTAATTACAATACCACCGATGCCAGTATTACCAGCATCACCACTACTCATGTTCCAACTTGAACCGTTTGTGCTAGCCCATGCACTAATTGTATAATTAGTTCCTATACTATTATAATCAAGACCTATAGAATAATCAGCTCCTATACTACCATGATATAATGCTTGTCTTGATGTTGATTGTGGATACCACCACAATTCAATAGTAAAATTATTGCTACCAAATTCGAGAACAGAAGTTGCAGGAGTTGTAAAATAATTATTTGCACCGGTAGTGCTTGCAAAGTACACACTACCGCCAACCGCAGTTGACGAATATGTTACTCCTGGGGCGAATGGACTGAAGGCTTGAACTTGAACAGCACCATTAGGTGTTAAAATAAATGTGTTTGTAGAATTGTCTAAAAATCTATTTGATTGACAAGTCAACAATGCAGTACCAGAGATTGCGGTAAGTGGTGTTGTACTTGGTGTAAAGTTTGATGTATATACTGCTGTTCCGGAAACTACTCTTAAATTTGATATATACCCGTTTAGATATTCAAAATTACCAGCTCCATTTCTTCCAATACCTACAGGATTTGTTGAATTTGATAATGCTAATGATGAAAAAGAAATAGTCCCTGTTTGTATTCCATTAACATACAAATTAATATTCGCACCATTTCGAACCATAACAATATGATTCCAAGTTCTAAGATTTATACTAATTGAACTTGTAACAAAGTTATTAGTACCGCCATATGGTGCGCTAAAACTAGGATATCCAGAAGTATTGGCCGCATAAAAATAAATCCCTGATCCTAAATCACCTGCGCTATCACTCATACCAAATATTGTTTGACTTCCACTAGTATAGGCATTTATATATACCCATGCTTCTATAGTAAAATTATTAGATCCAAAATTGAATAATGAATTGTTTGGTATACTAAGATAACCTGTACTTCCATCAAAATAATTACTCCAACCAGTCTGACTGAATGGGGTAAATGTACCTTGAGTTGGTGTACCAGTTCGTGTTAACGCAAAATTGTTTACTGAATCATCATAGAACGAATTATTGTTGGCTGAGTTTTTATTCTGTAATGTTAATAACGTAGTATTAGCAACTGGTGTCAATGGTTGATTTGATGGTAAGAAATTGTTTGTGTATACTGCAATACCAGGAGTAATTCTAACATTTGAAATATAACCATTCATTTCATAACTACTAGAATCGGCATATCTTCTACCGATTACAGGTGTTGTTCCGTATGGCACGTATGTTCTTGCAGTTGAACCTACTAATACACCATTGATGTACATAAACATGGTAGTTCCATTACACACAAGAGCATAATGTAACCATTGATAATAACTTGCAGTATAATTTATTGAAGCACCTTGAGAAATACCATCAGTAGAACCAGCATCAGCTTTTGACATATAGACTTGCTCTGTACCAGTCGCACCTGTACATAATATACCATCGTAGGATGAACTTGGGTTAGTAAAGTATACCCAAGCCTCTACTGTCCAACTGCCGGATCCTAATGTATTTGAAGTTGGTGATGTTATGTAGCCAGTAGAACCATCAAATAAACCTGAACCATAAACTGAAGGTGTTATTATATTACTTGTAACTGTTGGTGATGCAAATGGTTGATTTTGCGAAACCTTAACATTACCTGTTGGTGTCAATGTAAACGCATTAGTCGAATTATCAACAATCATTGAATTTTGTAATGTCAATAATGCAGTATTTGCAATTGCTGTTAATGGTATTGTACTTGGTGTAAAGCTAGTGGTATATAAAGCTGTACCGTTTATGATTCTCAAGTTACTGATATAACCAGTAAATAAACCTGTTCCGCTTCCGCCAGATATTTGATTGCCTATTGTTACACCGGCACCAGTCGCAACCGGTGTTACTGTTTGAGCAGTTCCACCAGAATTAGCTAGTACACCATTTAAGAAAATATACCAAGTAGTTCCTACTCTACATGCGGCAACGTGATTCCAAGCATTTACAGTTGGTGTTATTGTAGTGTAATTTTGATTAGATACAGCACCTGTTGCATTGCCCGTAGAAAATATTAAAGTACCGTTGCCATAATATCTAAAAGAATATTCTGGATAGTTCGTGCTTGCAATACCATCTTTACAAAAAAGATAAGTACCGCTAATTTCCGAGGTTAATGGATAAAACCAAAGTTCAATTGTAAAATTTCCACTAGAGCCTAAAGTCAATGCACTAGTCGATGGCAAAGATATATATCCGGTGCTACCATCAAACTGTGCACTATAATAACCCGCTGAGTTTGTGGTCACAGTTGCAGTTGAGGGCACTGCACCAAATGGTTGGTTGGGCACTACTTTAACTGTACCATTTCGAGTTAATGTAAACATATTGTTAGAATTATCTAAAAATGCATTTGATTGACATGTAAGTAATCCAGTATTTGCTACTGCGGTTAATGGTGTAGTTGATGGTGTAAAATTAGAGGTGTAGAGAGCAGTACCTTTAACAATACGAAGATTAGAAATATAACCTTGATAAAATTGACTACCACCAGAAAAAGACCCAATATAAAGAGGATATCCATTATCACTATATGAAGTTAATGTTCCAGTTGCATAAGAGACCCCGTTAACATATATGTTTAGTGCACCAGCATTACTAACTACTGCAACATGGTACCATGTGTTAACGTTTATAGTTATACCACTAGTACCATATGCAGTATAATCTGTACCTCCTGATCCAGAGCCCCAAAAAAAGGTAATTCCAGAACTAGACATTAGACGATAATTCATAATATTTTGAGCGGATACTGATCCTTTATCAATTATAAAATTATTTCCAGATTGGTTACTAGGATATATCCATGCTTCTATTGTGAATGTTGGTACTGAACCCGTATTTAATGTTATGGCTGATGCATTTGGTACGGTAAAATACCCACTACTTCCATCAAAATAATTTCCATAATACCCATTACCCCACAAAGGACTAAAACGGTTCGAAGTTGCTGAACCATAAGGTGTTAGAGCAAAATTATTATTACTCGAATCTTTAATATAAGTATTCGTAGCAGTTTCACCATTTAATAACAATGTTGTTTGATTAAAATATTGATCCGCTAATGAAATTGTTAAAGTAATTGGTGATTGGGTTGTTTCATTATAGATGTCTGTAGCAGACACAGTGAACGTATATGATTGGGTGCTATTTGCTTGCGTTACTGTACCACTAATTAAACCGTTTGCAGACAATGAAGCGCCTGTTGGTAGCGTACCAGATACCAATGCGTAAGTAATAGGTTGCTCAACTGCTGTCGATGATGTTAATAGTTGAACATTAAGTATAGCAGACGATGAATAACTTGTTGTTGTCCATTGTGGATATGGTTCAAATGTTACACCAGAATAATAGATAGCCGCTGAACCGTCAGGATTAAAAATGTACAATGAATAGTTACCAGCAGTCACACTAACGTTAGCACGAATCTCATTAGATCCGACATAAGTTGTATTTGATGTCACATTACTAAATGTACCGGCAGCCGTGTTTGCCAACATCACGTTAGCACCAGGTTCTAAATTTGTACCTAAAATTCTAAATGTGCCGAATGTTGTAGCGGCCGCATTTGCAGTTAGAGTATTATAGTTACTATCTGTATATACTACAGAATTAATTAACGTGCTTATCCCACCACCGTTTTCAATATAAGCGATGGTTCTATTTTTAAACGAATTCTGAGAAACTCTTTTAACTGACATTAGGTTATTTCCGATCCAAACATAACAAAGGTAACACTATTGGTATTTGCTTGAACGGTAACTGTATCAGTATTACCTAGAGCCATACCAATTGTGAATGAAATAGAGTCATAACCAGGCACCGTTGTGTTGTATGCAACGTACTGATTGTTTGCTAATGATGCACCTGCAACTTGTGTAGAGATATAAAATGCCCCTGCATTTGCACTCAAGTTACATACTTGAAATGTCGAGACTACCGTTTGTGTGTTTGCGGGAACGGTATATATTACAGTTGGTGTGTTTGCCGATGGATTAGCCTGTGCTAATGTTCTGTATTTAATTGTCATTATTGTCCTCTACATTCCCGATAAAAAGAATGGGTTGAATGAATTTTGTTGCATCGTTGATTGTATATATGTATTGGCGTTCTGTGTACCAATCACGAGTGTATTAGCGGTAATTACATTTGAATTTAAACTATTTGCAAACGAATTAATCAAAGTAACGTTTGAAATTACCGCAGAAGAAGATACGTCCAACCAAAAGAAATTACTACCGTTATTTGTTGTCCACTCATAGATAACATCATCAGTCTG